ATATGCATCCTCATATACCGGGGCCACCGATCCAGATTCAACCTAAATCTCAACGAAGAGAATACTATGTGAGGGCATAATGGGGGTGGAAAAGATATGTGAGCAGTGTGGGGTTGAATATACTCCAAATGTTAACCAATATAAAAGGCAGAGATATTGTACTAGGAGTTGTAAGGAAAAACGTAGATGGGAAAAGCAGATAATATCAGGGGATATAAGGCATAAGAAGGGTGGTTATAACAGGTCAACTTATATTACAAAGTGGATGGAAGCTAGGTTGTCTGATAATACAGCACCATGTCATTACTGTAAAATAAGGTTAACGCCAGATGATTTTGTACTGGATCATAAGATTCCTGTAACAAAGCTTAGTACCAAGGCTGAAATGATTGAGGAATCTAATCTTGTGGTTGCATGCCGCAAGTGCAATCAGGCTAAGGGGAGTATAGGTTATGATGAGTTCTTGGAGCATATAAGGGAAGGTTAATAAATATTTATATTGACGGATGTTTTCCTGCATTTTAGTCTGATAATGAGTAAATGTCAGAAAAAAGATGCTCAGATCTCTGTGTATTGCATTAGAATACTGTTGTGCATACTATGACACCCCCCGAAAATCCTATGAAATACGGATATAAGAAACCCAGCAGAAATAGTCCAACTCCTGTTTACAAACGTAAAGTCGTAAGGAAGCAAAATAGAAAAAGGTAACTATGGCAAGTAAGATAAAGCAAAAGAAGTTCTCAAGAACTGCTACTGAAACGAATGCCGACATTCTGGAAAGAATAGGAGGATCTGGTGGAGCAGCTTATAGGTCATCAAGAAGTAAAAGACCAAATATAATTAAATTACAGAAACAATCTACTACACTTAAAACTAAAGCTGCAAGAATGCTTGATGCTAAAAAAGCTAAAAGCCCAAAGAAAAAGAATGTAGCTGGAAGAGCAGGTATAGTGGCAAAGAAAGCAGTTAAGGTAGGAGCTGCGGCTGGGTTAGTAGCAGTAGGTTATGGAGCCAACCAATGGATTAATCAGAAGCCAGAAAAGAAAAAATAAGGTAACTATGTCAGGAACCAGAAGATCTCGGAAGCAACCAACTGTAATAAGCAAACAAAGAAGATCGACTACGACCCCAAGGGTACAGAGTGACGCAGTAAAAAAGTATTTAAAAGATCAGAAGCTCTGGAAGGCAGCAGAAGTTGAAAGGAAGAAGAAGCTCGTTGCTGAGAAGAAAAGGAAGGAACTGGCAAGGAAAAGAGCAGCCTTAATGACAGCCGCAAAAAAGAAGGGTGTAAAACTTAGAACAGATTATACAGCACTTTATCGAAATAAAGGGTAACTATGGGTACAGTAAAAAAAATTAAACGGATTTTCCAGAGGAAAGTACCTACTGTAGACATGAAGCTTGCAGAACAAGCAGTAATCAAAGCAAGACGAGAAACAAAAAAAGCAGAACAGATAACAAAGGAAATTGAAAGAAAGTATGCTGAGTTAAAGAAGAGTGGTGGCATTAAGAAACTAAAAAGAGCAGAGGCAGTACGTAAGAAAAGAGTTCCTAGGAAAAGTAGCAGAGCTGTCAGAAAAAGTAAAGGATATGCATAAATGGCTGAATACGCAAAGGAAAGCACCCAGTATATTACGTCTGATAGTGATGAGGATACACCGGAGGGGCTACTTCCAGATTCGTTAGGATTACTTGTACAGGAGTTGTATACAGAAGCGTCTTCTGATGGTGAGCGAACAAATAAGGAAGAGATATGGCAGTCAGCATGGCATGCTATGCGAGGGGAGTTCCCTGATGTAGTATCCAAGGCAGTAGAGATTGCAAAGGAACGTGGTATATATGTGAACCTTACGAAGCGTAAAGTTCATGAAGCACGAACCAAGTTGATGAGTTCTACGTTTCAGCAGGGTAAGATCCCATTTAAGATTACACCTTCACGTAGACCAAAGTTTATGTCACCTGATGTATTGAAGAGTGACTCACCTTATGATGAAGCAACTATCAGGGCAAAGAATTGTGAGTTAAAAATCAGGGACATATTTGACAATACAGGATACGAGGATGTTCTGTCTAAGGTTATTAATGAGCAGACACTGTATGGTACGGGAGTTACTAAGTCAATTGTACTGAAGAAGATTGACTTCCCATTATACCAGACAGCATACGCAGATCCTTTAATGGAGATGATTGAGGAGGCAGTGGAATCAGAAATGTATCCACATGTTGAATGGATCTCTGTTTGGGATATTTTCCCTTCCTCCGGCTCTACAGGGAAGACTGATTTAGACTGGGTAATTCAGAGGCGTTACATGTCTGCTCAGGAATTACGAACAATGGCTCAGGCATCTAATGGAAACTTAGATCCAGAACTAATTGAAAGGTGTATTGAGACAGGTGAAGGCCAGACAGTTTCAGATATAGGAGGTACTTCCCCAAAGAGATGGAGTACAAGTTACGATAAGAATAAGAATTTCTGTGTGCTGGAGTTGTGGCATAGGGGCTTAGGTAAGGAGGATCTTGAGCCGCATATGGAAATTACCGATAAGATGCTGGCTGATGGGCCGATCCATATGCCTGTTGTAATTACTGTACTTGGTTCCAAAGTATTAAGGGCTATTCCTAATCCATTTGACGGAAGGATACCATACGACTTTTGTTATTGGCAGGAGCAGGAAGATAGTATATGGGGTAGTGGTATATATGAGGCTATCCGTGACGATCAGTCTATGGTCAATTTTATATATGGAATGATCGTTGAAGGAAAGACAATGGCATCACAGCCAATGTTTGCTATAAATCCTAATGCTTTTGACAGTACACAGGATGACTTCTATGATATTTTTCCGGGTAAGATCTTCAGGATGAAGACTGGAGAAAGTGTGAATGATGCCTTTAGGCCGGTAATAGTTCCAGATGTAACAAGTGGACTTGTAGATTTACTTAGGATAGTAGAAAGGAATACAGATTTATCTTCAGGACAGACACCTATAGGCATGGGTACTGGAGCACAGTACCAGACTAAGACTGCTACGGGGATGCAGATCCTGAATGAGAACCAGAACAAGTTAACTACAGGTGTAGTAAGGTCGCTAAATAGTCTGGTTAACTCAAATGTGTCTGCTATATATCACTGGTTAATGGCAGATTCAGATGACATGTCCATTAAGGGAGACTTTCTCTGTCAGGCAAAAAGCTATGATACCTTCATGGCAAAGGAAGTTACGATACAGCAGATATTACAGTTAATACAAGTTGTTGGTCAGGTTCCTGAGATGAGGAACAGATTTAATTTTGAGAAGCTTGCCGTTCCATTGAAAGCAGGACTAGGATTAGAAATAGATGGACTAATAAAATCTGAGAATGAAGTTGCTGAGGATGCCCAACAGGAGAAGGCATCTACGATAGAACAGGTTAAGCAGCAAATGGAAATGGAAAATCAGAGTTATGAAGGTAAAGCACTTGTAGATGAGAAGAAAGCAGTAGCAGCCGATATAAGAAAAGGAATTATACAGGAAAGGTTGGCTAAAATAAAAGAAGGCGATTTGATGTTGTCTGAGAATCTGCCTGAATTGCTGCAACAAACATCCCTATTATTATTAGAGGAGATGCAACAACAGCAACAGGAAGCTCAACAACAACGACAGCAACAGCAACAACAACAGAATGTTCGAAACCAACAAGAAGAACAACCAGCACAAGGTGCTGGACAGGGAGAAGTTGGAGCACCTCCTAACACTGAGGGAAGACCCCAGATGGAACCAGCTTTCTAAATTTTTTGAGGACAGACTTAGACGGAAAGAGGATAGACTCATTGAGAAGCCCCTCTATGACGGAAAGGAAGTAGCCTCCTTTAACGTACTGATTGGTGAAATTAAAGAAATCAGGAATATACTTGACCTTGATAATTTTATCCGAAACGTACTAAACCATAATGAAGAGTGACCTATGCCGGATGAAGCACCTCCTGAGGGAGAAATGCTTGAGTCTCAAGCAGTTGACCAAGGGGCAAGAGAAGATGAGATTGCCGAATTACAAGATAAGTTAAATTCAGTAACAAAAAGTTATGAAGACCTAAGGCCACATGCAGATCGTGCCTTTAGTGCTCAAAAAGAAAAGGATACGGAAAATCAGGACTTGCGAGCTAGGCTTGCAGTTCTTGAACGTGAATCAGAAATTAGTTTACAAACTCAAAAACCTGATCCCTATTCTGACGAAAACTTTTTATCTGATGATGACCATAGAGTAATGGAAGATTTCCCTGAGGTTATGAAGACTTCAGAGAAGTTAGCAGAACGAATGGTAAAGCGGCAAATCAATCAGTTTAAAACACAACAATTAGATGATGTAGAAGACAGGATCAATAGGTATGTAGAGCATAAATACGAGGAACCGATAAGTTCATTGAATCAGAAGTATGATGCAATATCGCAACAATCGTATTTTGATGGCAAACTTGGGTTCGGAATATGGCCTGCAATTGAAGATGATAAAGCCTTTATAGAATGGGTGAATGAAGATTCAATGCGTAGGTTGGGTATGACTCAAGGTGATAATGAGGCAAAAGCACAAGTGATACAGTTATTCATAGGTGCACAGGGTGATCAGCCATATACTGGGAATGATCGACAAGATCAGAGAAGGCAGCAAGCCTCTCAGTTAATGGGGTCTTCACAACCTCAGGCCACAACTACAGATCCTACTCATGGACTTACAGGTGAAGCGTTGTATAACGCAATGCCTGAATGATAGTTCCATTCTTGCTCTACATTAACTAAATTTTTTAACAATATAATAGAGTAAGACTATGGCTACAACTTGGACGACAGGTGGGTCAAATGCTAACAGAGGTGCTACGGGTGTAAGTAGCATGGGCGGAACCATGAAATATGGTTCCCTCGATGAGACGGAAGCATTTAAGATCCAAAAAAAGTTCCTGTCAATAGCGAAAAGATCCATGATAATGGCTCGGTTCGCACAGAAAGAAACTAAGGCTCAGAAGGAGGGGTTGGAGGTTAGATGGAAGCGGTTTGAAAAATTCGCTTTACCTCTCGTTCCGTTGGCTGAAGGCGTTAAGCCCCCAGCCGATACGTTGCTCCAGACAATCATCAAGGTAAAATTGCACCAATATGGTTCATATGTTGCCACAAGTGATGTTCTGGTTGCAGCAGCGACTGATCCTATTATTCAACAAGTCACAGAACGGCAATCAATTCAGGCTGCCGAGCTGATGGACTTTATTACATTTCTACATGCTCGGTCAGGTACTCAGGCAGCATATGCCGGTGGTACTTCACGTGCAACAGTAGATGCAGAGATTGGTGGAACTGTTGGCGATGCAGCCTCAGGACAATCAACCAGTCTTCTTGATACGGCAGTCCGCACACTGGAGTATAATGAAGCTCGCAAGATTGCGAAGCAGATGACTCCATCTCCCAAATATAATACTGAACCAGTACCTGAAGCATATGTTGCTGTAGGTCATACTGATTTACGTAAGGATATTGAGAAGCTTCCGGGCTTCATTCCTTATGTGAAGTACAGTAATAATGGTCAGCAAATGTTACCGGGAGAACTCGGAAGTGTTGGTGTGGTTAGATTCATACTTACAACTCAAGCAGCTCCATTTGGTAAGCTTCCAGATGGAACAGCTATAGTATCAACTGATATTACTGCGACACAGGGTGCTAGTTATTCACCCGGTCATACTGGTCAGTCATTTGGTACTACAACTACTACTGGAGTTGCGGATTCAAGCAACTATGGTAAGGCTGGTGCAGGTGATGCTGATGAGTATGGTGCGGTACATGGTAGTGCTACTACTTTGAAATATGAACCATCAGGTACTAATTTTGAAGTATATCCTGTTGTTATTTTCTCAGCAGAATGCATAGGGTGTGTATCACTCTCTGGTTATGATGCTGTGATTCCTAAGGTCGTAATGCCACAACCGGCAGTTACTGATCCTTTGGGACAATCGGGTTCAGTTGGATGGAAGAGCTGGTATGCTTGCCAGATCCTCAATGAAGACTGGCTCTATCGTATCGAGTGTGGAGCATCTACTATTAGTTAATAGAGGTGAATGACACAACGATTTCAGGGGTGGGTTCCGCCTGCCCCTGTCTCAGAAGCGATAAGGGAAACGAGTATAATTGAAATTAACCATCAGAGTTTTGATGGTGGCAATAATACTCTTATTACCAATGCTTACTTTGATCACTATCTTTATCCAGAAACTTTGCCGGAAAGGATATCAGTTATATTAACTGAACCATTCTTGGGTGTAGCGGCAGATATATGTGTAGGAAGGGTGAGCAGAGTAAAGGAAGAAAAGGAGTTATATTTAAAATGGGTTGGGTTGCCGCAGAAACCACATTCGTTCCAGCAGCGGCCAGAGTCCATATTTCTTCCACCGGACGGATCTAATAAAACGATTCGATTAACAGTCAGGGTAAGGGGAGATAATCCTCCTTCTTCTGGTAGAATTTTATTTTTCATTAAAACAAGGGCAATAATATGAGTGGCGAATTAGCAGGAGGATTACTTCCAGTAGGGGAATATGGACATGATCTTAATAATCCAATGTATGATTCAGGACGCAGAAAAACTGTGTCTGTGCATAGTACTTTCCAGAAGGATATGGCTCTGGAA